CAGCAGAGGGCAATCTGTGGAACTTAAAAGGTATGTTTGTATCGGTACCTGACTATCTATTAAAAGCAAAAGACTTTAACAATCCGTTGTCAAAAGATTATAAAGATAAGCTGTTAAAGGTAGATTTGCTGATATTAGATGATATAGCAGTTACAGGTATATCCGAATATGATTATCTTCAACTATTTACTTTGATTGATAAGCGAATGTTGGCTGAAAAGACCACTATATTTACTTCTAATGTTACCAACAAGAGTGCATTAGTTAAGAGTGTTGGTGACAGATTAGCAAGTAGAATATGGTTTAATAGTGAAATAGTTGAGATAAAGGGCGGTGATATGCGTGGTTGAGTTACAGATTTTATCTAAGGTAATAGAGTCTCACGATTTTAGCATTATCGAAGATAATCAGATAACCGAAGAACATTTTAAAGATACAGGATATGAAGCAGAATTTGATTTTATCAGAAATCATTATAAGAGCTTTGGTAATGTTCCTGATAAAGCGACATTCTTATCTGCATTTCCTGATATTGAATTAGTTGAGGTAAACGAGAGCGATAACTATTTGGTAGATACATTACGAGAGGAGTATCTGTTTCGTCAATCTGTCCCAATAGTTAAGAATGTAGCAAAAATACTCAAGCGTGATGCCAATGAAGCTGTCGAGTATATGTTACAATCCGTGAAGTCGTTACAGCCTAATTATGGTATAAGCGGAATAGATTTGATAGCTGATGCAGAGTTGCGATTAGAGCATTATAAGGACAGAGTAGAGCATCAAGACGAGTGGTTTTTTACAAGTGGTTTCCCCGAACTTGATGAAGTTATACACGGCATACAGCGTGGTGAAGAGTTGTTTGTAATTTACGCAAGAACAAATCAGTGCAAATCTTGGATATTAGAGAAGATAATTACTCATATATGGGAGACTGGCGGTAATGTCGGATATATCTCTCCAGAGATGGGAGCTGATAGTATCGGTTATCGTTTTGATACACTGTTTAAGAATTTCAGTAATAAGGACCTAATGTGGGGTGATACTAATATAGATGTTCAAGCCTATGAGCAACATATTAGGGAGTTGAAAGCACATAAGAACAAATTTATGGTATCTACTCCAGGAGACTTTAATCGTAAGATAACTGTGAGCAAGCTAAGGAATTACATCTCAAAATACAAGTTGGATGCGTTAGCAGTTGACGGCATTAAATATCTAACAGATGAACGCTATAAACGAGGAGATAATCTTACAACATCATTGACTAATATAAGCGAAGATTTAATGTCGCTGTCGGTAGAGCTTAATATCCCTATCTTTGTAGTAGTGCAGTCAAATAGAGGTGGTGTTGTTGAAGGAGATGAAGGAACTCCAGAGCTTGAAGATATACGAGATAGTGACGGTATAGCACAAAACGCAAGTAAGGTTATAGCTCTTAGGCAAAAAGATGACACTCTTGAGATTGGTGTAAAGAAGCAGAGAAACGGAAAAGTTGGTGTGCATTTTAAGTATAACTGCGACATTAACACAGGAAAGTTTACATACATACCGAACTATGAAGAACAGCAGAGTCAGCCTAAAGAGCAGAGAAAAAGAAACAAAGCATCTGGGAAGGACGTATTCTAATGATAATTGATAATCTACTAATTACAGCTGACCTAATGACAATAATTCAAGAGCTTAAACGACAATTAGCTAATGCTGGCATACAGCGTTTTTCAAAAATTACAGACGGAACTACTGATATTATGGTATGCTGTCCTTATCATAAAGACGGACAAGAACGCAGACCGAGTGCGGGCATACGAAAGTCTGATGGAATGTTTCATTGTCTTGCTTGTGGTGAAACTCATTCGCTGTCAGAGATGATAAGTAATTGTTTTGGTTATACCGATACATTCGGAAGTTACGGACATAAGTGGTTAGCACAGAATTTTGCAAATGCAGAAATAGAAGAAAGAGAGGATATAGAACTTGACCTTGAACGTATTAGTCATATTGATAAGCGTGCCGTTATTCGTGATAATAATATCAGCAGTGGTAATAGCGAGTGGAATAGCGGAGCTTTTGTTTCGGAAGAAGAATTGAAGTCATATCGCTATATTCACAAATATATGTATGAAAGAAGATTGACCGATGATATTATTGACTTCTTTGATATTGGTTATGATGCTCGTAATGACAGTATTACGTTTCCCGTTAAAGATAAGTCAGGTAATTGTATTTTTGTCGCTCGTAGGAATGTTCATAGGAAGCATTTTACTTTGCCACGTGGTATAGAGAAACCGCTATATGGTCTTTACGAAGTATGTCAAAAAGGCTTGTTAGTTCAAGCAGTTGATGAGGTTTATGTATGTGAAGGACTATTTGACTGTTTAAGACTTTGGTGCAACGGAAAATATGCAGTAGCAGGATTTGGCTGTTTATTCAGTGATTATCAGATAAATCAATTACAATCGTTACCCGTAAGAAAACTCATTCTTGCGTTAGATAATGATAAAGCTGGTAGAGAAGCCGAAAGAGTATTATTAGATAGAATACGCAATAAGATAATTACCAAAGTAGTTTTGCCAAAACATAGAAAAGATATAGGCGAATGTACTGATGATGAGATACAAAATTTAGAGGAGGTATTCTAATGAAATATATCATAATGTGTGGCGGTAGTTACGAGAGTTGGGAAACTCCGAAACATTTATCTATGATTTACGGAGAGCCTTTGGTGGCAAGAACAATCAGACTGTTGAGAGAGAATGGGGTTGAAGATATAAACATCAGCTCTAACAACCCTATTTTTGAACAGTTTGGTGTTCCTGTTTTACATCACGATAATCCGTATCATCTTTCTAAAACTGACGATGCAAAGACACCGTGGTTAGATGCGTTTTATCCGATGAAAAAGCCTGTATGCTATATCTTTGGTGATGTTGTATTCTCGCCTGATGCTATTAAGAAGATAGTAGAAACTCCAACAGATAGTATTGAGTTCTTTGCTTCTGCTCCTCCATTTGATAAGAGATATTGTAAGGAGTGGGCTGAACCTTTTGCATACAAGGTAGTTGATACAAAGAGATTTTTTGAAGCTATCGAGGAAACAAAGAAGTATGAGAAGCAAGGATGTTTTTATAGACAACCTGTTTCGTGGGAATTGTGGCAAGTAATCAAGGGTACAAAGTTAGGCAAGGTAGTTTATAACAATTATACAGTTATCAATGACTATACTTGTGATATTGATAAGCCCGAAGATATTAAGAAGTTTGAAGGAGGCGAAGAATGGCATACTATATGATACACACTTGCGTTAAGCGTTTTTGGTATGTGCGAGACTTTTTAATTCCGTCTATGATAGCACAGGGAATTGTTGGTGACCATATTTTTGTCTATCAAGATAAGAATAGCATTGGTAATCTTCGTGCTTGGGTAGATAGCTGTAATAGACTTGTGTATCAAAGTAAATTACATAAGATTAAAAACGTATGGCACTTACAAGATGATGTTGTTATCAGCAAGGACTTTAAGAAGATAACAGAGCAGTATGAAGATAATCCAATAGTATGTGGCTTCACTTGTTGTTATGATAAAGAGCCGTTAGCAGGAACATTCCAATTGAATGAGCATAAGATGTGGTATAGCTTTCCGTGTATTAATATTTCTAATGCTATTCTCGGCAAATTTACAGAGTGGGCAAATCTCAATCTTTGGCAAAGTCAGCATTTCAGAGAAGCAGTTAAACGAGGTAATTGCGATGATATGATATTCAGAGAGTGGTTGTATGATACACACGGCTGGGTAGATGAAATTAATCTTGCACCGAACATTGTCAATCATATAGATAAGTGGTTGGGTGGCTCCGAATGTAATAAACAACGTGACCCTAACAAAGATACAATGTCAGCATTTTGGGAAGATAAGGGAGAGTTAGCTCAACTGAAAAAGAAGTTAGATGCCTATAAAATTAAGCATTGACAAGCATTTAAACATTTAGTATAATGATTAAGTAACATAGTTACACATAAAAACATTAAACACAGAAAGGACAGTAGTTTATGGCACGTTTCACAGGTGAAAACATTGAACAGTATGGAGCTAATGAAAGCTCAAAAGGTAGCTACTTCTCGTTGAAGAATGACAAAGATGTAGCAAGAGTCCGTTTTCTCTACAATTCAGCAGAGGATATTGAGGGTTTTTCAGTACACAGAGTACAGGTAGGAGACAGAGAGCGTTATGTAAACTGTTTGCGTGAGTACAATTCCCCAATCAGTGATTGCCCATTCTGTCAGAACAAGATTCCTGTTCAAGCAAAGCTGTTTGTACCGCTTTACAACGAAGATGCACAGCAGTTGCAGACTTGGGAGAGAGGAAAGAAGTTCTACGGCAAGATTTCAGGCTTGTGTGCAAGATATAATAATATCGTAAGCCGTACGTTTGATATTGAGCGTAGTGGAAAGCCGGGAGATACAAGTACGACATATGAGATATTCCCTGTCGGAGACCCAGATGGTACGACTATTGAGGA